CCTTGCTCGCCATTGCGCGTGCGCGTCTCTTTTGTCGTGATTTTTCTTGTTTGGATTGTACCTCTTCTGGACGTGCCCTTGGCCTCCTGAGATCCACCCTTTTCATCCAGCATCTCGTCTTCCATGATGTTGCTAGCTCCACCCGTATACCTGCGCCCCTGTTCAACGCAATCACAGCTCTCTCGCCAGATCCATTTGTGCGTGAGTTCTTGCGTAATTGTTGCTACGTCTTCCCGAAAGTCGTCGCACCTCTAGCAGTGGCCGGCCGCGACTTCCTGTTGCGGCTTCGCGAACAAGCGAATGGTAACCCTTACGGTGTCGCAGCCGCTACCGCGAGCTTCTTACCCCACGTTGGTGCCGGGCCGAATCCTGAGTTGACTGGTCTGGACCTTAATGCTCTTGAAACGCTTTTCAAGAACCAAGTGGACGTGTACAATGCTTTTCTCATCCAAGCTGTGCCCGGTGCACGTAAGACTGACCTCATGCGTCGCATTCGCGCGCAGAGCCCGAATGACCAAGTACTCGTTGTGGCCCCCTTTGTCGGCATCACCAATGATTGGCGTCGCACTTCACCTGTTGGCTGCAACTGGCAATACCAAACCCACCATGCTGGGATGAACCTTGCCGCCGTCAACCAGAGTACGATGCACACAATCATCATTGATGAGGTGCACGCAATGGGACCATACGTTTACTGGTACATCGCGGCTGCGTACGGGCTCCTCGGCAACGGGGTGCTCGCAATGCAGCAGCGCGGTGCGCCGCAGGTCATCAATCACCACCACCGCCCCCGAATCATCCTGATGGGCGACGCCGAGCAGGTCCTTTACACTGACCTCACGCCCGCGAAAACACTCGACGCGATCATGAACGCTGAAGCATACGCCACCAAACGTCTGTTCCGGCTTTGTGGCTATCTCAATTCCTTAGTCACATATCGCTGTTCGAAGGCTGTCACGCAGGCTTTGCGCCCCATCTACCCAAACATCAAGACAATGAACAACGTTCTTGGTGAATTTCGCGTGCGTGTAGCACCCACCGTGCAGGCAGCTCATGCTTTTGCTGTCACACAAGTCGTCCCGAACAACAACCAGTACGACGTCATCGCTCTCAATCAAGATGTGAAGAACACGTTTCTCGCATTGCGCCCCGTTGTCCTCTGCGACACGGCCGCAGCCGTTCAAGGCCTGGATTACGATGATGTCCTCATTGCTGCGTACACGACGACGGCACTACCCTTCCAGCAGGAAGGGCTGTACGGTATGCCGGGTGTTCACCACCTCACCACTGCGATCTCACGTGCGAAAGTGAGCGCATCAATCATCGTCGCGTCTGGGCAGGGCGATGCGATGATGGCTCGGTTGCAACCAATTGCGACCAAAGGAGCCCTGCCACCCATAGAAGCGCGCCTCCTGCCGCTTCTCATCGTTCCTGCGAGTCATTCCTATGACCGGTTAGACAACGGACTGAACGAAAGCCATCGACTGGCGGGCAACCTTCCAGTCCTCGGGAAAGCTGTGCTATTCACCAGCCAGACACCTGAGGCAGTTGCCGCCAGCAAAGCATTCATGCACAGTTATGAAGCTATTGGCTCATTTGCGGACCCACTTGGTCAGCAACGTCTGAAGTCTCTCGTCGGCTCGCTGAAAAGGAGCGTTTTCCTTCCTCCAGGCACATCCCTCCCACCGATGTTGTCCTGCGTCCGCGGTGCACCCCTTGCCCGCCACATCATCCCCGCGTCCATTGAGCACACAATTCGCTCTGGCCGCGTGCGCGTCGACGACAAGACCGCTACGCTATCGGCAAACGAAATCAAAATGCATGATTTGGCCGGTTTACACTACCAAGCGCACCAGAAAGACAATGAGCGCGTTGAGAACTTTGCAGTCCAGCAGAGTGCCTACCGATATCGCCCAGTGGATCACACCGCTGGGCGCGTCGCTGAACAGGTGCTCTCACGGTACTATGGCACCGCTGACATTCTTGCCGGCGCTCGCCTTCTCACGCCCACCCTGGATTGCGAACCCAGCATTAGCGAATATGCTGGGCAAGGTTTTCGTGTTGACCCTGCCTTATGCTTTGATTATGGCCGAGAACGTACGTTCCTTTCCCGCTCACAGATCGATGTCTGTTCCATTCAGACCAGCAATACCCCGGCAGCTACGGTTTACACCGTCCTGAAGCGTTATGGTGAGAAGACGTTCATGAGCACTCTCATGAAATCCAATCCACTTAAGCGATTCCAGGAATCCAAGATCCACGCGCGTCACTTTGAGCGCGTTGCTGATTGGTTCTGCGCCTTGTACCTCACGCGCAAGCCGGCCGTCAAAGATCTCGTGGACGAACTCCTCGACGCCAAACTTTCCTTCCTCGCTGACCAGCATGCGAAAGGACCCACACAGAGCAAGGTCGATTTCGACAAGATCTTGTTTGAACCCATTGCGACCACACTCGTCACCAAGTTGCAGGACAAATATCGTTCGACATACGATTATGATCCGACCACCAACAAAACTGCCGCCGTCCCGGCCATCGACAAGCCCAAGAGTTGGCAGCCGGTGAACAGCATTGAAGCGTTTTGGATGCACACCATGTGCCCAATCTTCCGTGTGTTCACTCGGCTCCTCTTTGAGTCGATGGGACCGCGCGTGCAATTCGTGGGCAACAAACACTCCGCGTACGATGTGTGGGCCAAGATGCGACCCATCTGGAACTTCAAGAAAACCAGGGGCGGCGATGTCGCCGAATGCGACAAATCGCACGTCCTCTGGATTTGGATTTTCCTGCGTAGAATCTGCGCCACGCTGTGCAAATGGCACGGCATTCCTGGCACCCTCGCTGACACAATCTATCACTGGCTCAGCCAGTGTATGGAAGCTTGGTGCACAGGTACGCAAGACACGCGAATCCGAATCGAGACCATGTTCCAGGTCGCGTCCGGCATGCCATGGACGTTCCTCATCAACTGCTTGTGGGCAGTTTTCCTGCTGATGACCAGCTTTCGTGCGGACAATTTAGACCTCGTTGTTCCACGAAGAATTCCAGAAGAGGTCTACCACACCCTACCACAGGGCATCGTCGTTGGTGGCGATGATTTTGCGACTTGCTACAGCGATCGCATGCCAGCGTTCAAGGCAGAAATCAAGAACAAGTATTGGGTCATGCTCAAGATGTCCGAGGAACCATTCGGCTTCGTCTTCTGCAACTACGTCTATTCACCATATGGCGTTTACCCGAATTTACTTCGCCTGCTGGCCAAATGTCATTGTCGGCATTACACCAACACCAAGGACGCAACGCTCCAGATTGGAATTTACCAACAGTCCATCTGGGATATTGTGCAGCACTACC